TCACCCTTTTTTACATCCGCGACAAAAGAGCCTGTGATGTTCGGCAGTCCGGCCTTTACTGTGGTGCCCGCTGCGTGGCTGCTGCTGGCACCCATCAGCACGCGCTCCGATGCGATCTGCTCCCATGTACCGCCAAACAGGGCGGCAGGGCTGGTGGGGTCGGTGCTCTGGTAGATGCTGCCCACCGGGTATAGGTTGTCCAGCCGTTTTTTGTCTGCGGCGCTCATCAGGCCTGCCTCGCTCTGGGTGGCTGCGCTGTAGGTGTGGTCAGTAAAAACGGCGTTGGCCGGTACATCCTTGCCCAGCGAGTGAGTGCAGGCCACCGGCTTGCCGCCGCTGATATATACCGGTTTCGTCGCACTGCCCGCGGTTGCGGTATCGAGTTTGACGGCACTGTTGGCCGACCCGCCAGCGCTGTCGGACCCGGCATAATTGTGGGTGTGGCTCTTGGCTGCAAACACAACATCCGCCTTGCCCTTGATATACGCCCACAGGGCGCTCATAGGCCTGCGGTGGTAAGTGGTCGTTGTGTCTCCGCCGCCGACATACTGGCTCACATAGTAGTCCGCATCCTGCGGGGTGGAGCTGCCCGTGCTCAGCGTGTTGATGAGTGCGCTCAGATCGTGGGTGTGGGTCGTGTCGCTCTTTTGGGACAGAGCGTTGGAGACCTCGGTCTTGTCGGCCTTTCCTGCCAGCGCATCACCGGTCGCTTTTGCATCAGCAGGGGCACCCTCAGTGGACAGGGTTGAATCAGTTCCGACATAAATCTTAGCTTTTTCAGCACTCTGAGCTGCGGAGGCTGCACAATCTGCAGCATTATTCTCGCTTTTCAGTGCGTTAGATTCACTCGCTTGAGCTGCAGCTGACGACGCAGCAGCATTTTCCTCACTGACTTTGGCAGCAGATGCGCTTGAGGCTGATGCGGAAGCGCTGGATGCACTTTCAGATGCACTAGAAGCGCTGTCAACAGCAGAATTTGCAGAGTTTTGTGCACTCTGTTTAGCTGCATTTTCGGACGCAAGAGCTTCTATAGCTCTGCTGGCAGCATTTTCCTCACTGGCTTTAGCAGCGGATGCGCTTGAGGCTGATGCGGAAGCGCTGGATGCACTTTCAGATGCACTGTCTGCACTCTGAGCGGCGCTTTCTTTTGACTCGGCTGCGCTGGTTGCGCTTGCATTTGCGGAGTCGGCGCTAGATGATGCACTGCTGGCAGAAGATTCTGCTGAGGTCTTACTTGCCACCTCAGAATTTGAAGCGGCGGTTTGACTGTTTGCAGCAGCGACTTCACTAGTATGAGCATTATCCTCGCTTTGTTTTGCAGCAGAAGCGCTATTGGCAGCTGCATTACGAAAATCTTCGGTATCTTGACGCAGGTTCAAAACATAGTCAGCCTTTATTGCAAGTGCGTCAAGAACATCATCAGACAAACCGCACATGGGACGCCAATTATTGCTTGAATCAAGCATGTATTGTCGTGCTTCACTTATGCAATATGCTGTACTCATCGGACGAGCATACTTTTTGACGACATAAGTTTTTCCCGTAGATGTGCGTGTAGGCAAAGAATCAATGTCAGCAACATTGTCAACATAAAATTCATACCATGCAAAGTCTGAATTCTCAAGCTTTGTATTGGCAACAAGAATGGCCATTGCTTCTCCTTTCAGTGGACACCAACCGTCTTTGCAAATTTCGCAAGCGCCCTTTTCTCAATTTCAAGGAATTCGTCGTACTCCCAAGAGGGCAGGATCGACAGAGCGTCCAACTCCGGCAGTTCCGCTTTGATGGGCAGGCAGTCCCCAATTTCGATATACCGGTGATTATAATAATAGGCACTCGCAAGGACACGGGCCTTGTGTGCCCAGCAAATAGAGGTGGTACGCTTATTGGCTGTACCAAACACCTCATAATTCATGCCAGAACACCAGCCGCACCCTGCAGACACAGGGCATTCCAAGCATTCTTTTGGAGACTGTGTTGTACGAGTAATTGCGTCAAGATCCGCTTTTACACGTTTTTGCTCATCAGTGACATATAGTCCATCGTAGACGCTTCCGAAGCGGACTTTCTTGGCTTTTTCCACACCAATGCTGATAGGAGCATATCGAATACATGGATAAGCGCTCCCATCCGGCGCAAACGATAACATAGCGCCTGTGCCACCGCAGAAATTCTTGTCGTCTTTAGCTTTTCCGCCGAGCAGACTATCGAGAATCGTGACAACAACATCCAGTTTGTTGTCTACAATGTAGTCGGACACGATCTTCAGCTGCTCATACAGAGACCGTCCATCTGCAGGCGTATACACAGGTTCATATGCGTAGTTACAAGCGACATCAGAGCATCCTTCATCTAACATCATCTTGAGACTATCGGAAATGTACGGGAATGACCCGGGAACAAAAGTCATTTTGCTGTTGGCCCATCCAAAGCGGCGCTTTCCATCTTGAAATGCGGCCCATGCTTTTGCAAAGCTCCCGTTACCGTGTTCATCGAGGCGGTACATATCGTGAAGATCCTGAACGCCGTCAATGCTAATCGTGATTGACATGAGGTCGTGATACTTTTCAATCAAATGCTGCGCTTCAGAGCTAAACCAGAGTTGACCATTCGTAGCAAAAGAGATCCTTGTGAACGGAGCAAGTGGAATGTCGCGACGGAAGCATTCGGAAAACCAGTAATCACAGATTTGTTCAATCAAAGTGGCCTCAAGCAGCGGTTCTCCGCCGATAAAGTCGAGAACGACAGCCCGTGTATTCCAGTTGATGAAGTCCGAATCGTTGCGTTCGTACTGGTCAAGCAAGTAATCAACAATTTTTCTGCCGGTCTCGACGCTCATATGCTCCGATCCCTTGTGATGCTCATAGCAATAAGAACACCGAAGATTGCAGCCGTTCGTAACCTGAAATGTGATATTGCGGCATGCACTGCTGGTTTCAGGAAGGTCTCGGCAGTACAGTCTTTGGACTGTATTTCCGTAGTCCTCAAATCTCTTGTTTTTCAAGGAGATGGACCTCCTCCCTGCCGAAATCGAATTGGTATCGGACATATCGCGGATCGTTCAGGTCGATATACCGCGAAACGACGGTATCCTGTGCCATTTTAAGCTTCATTTGTGCAGCTCTGCACAGCTCTGCATAATGCATAAGGATCTTGGTCGTTTCAGGGTTCGCATTGGCATTCAGCTGTCGGCTGAGAACCGCCATGAGCGACTCATACGACTGTGCCTCATAAAAAGCACGCTCTACAGTTTCGCTCTCGATGGTAGTCAACTCTACAATTTTCATACTCTTTCCCTTTTCAGATCTCAGCAGGCATCAATTTTCGGAAGCCTGTCTGCAATCTGGCTGTACCGTTCCCGAATTTTGTTCATGGACACCATGGCATTTGTCAAAGCCCGCAGATTGCTGTTGAAGTCAAGCCTCAGATATTCAGTCAAGATGCGAAGAGCAAACCACATGGCAAAGATATCAGCATCTTCAGAACAACGGTAATCGCCAGCGCCGAGTAATGCGTCCTTACATTTCAGATCTTTGGTGACAGGATTTGCTGCAAAATTAAAAGTTCTCGATGCCAGCCCAAGAGCCAGCAGGTTTCGGCGCTCATCAGAAGCACTCTCGATTTTGCAGGCTTGCAAAGCGGAGTCCACGACTGTAAGGCAGTAGATAAACCAGTCATCAAAGTCTGTTGCGTCGATAGCACAAAGAGCGCCAGCATATCCAAGACACCAGAAAAGCTTATCTTCGCCGTTAGGAGCGGCAGACAAGAGCACACTCCAGTCATCGACATCGATGGTGGCCTTTTGAAGGAGCTTAATGATCGGCAGATTTCTGAGATACGATGCATCTGCATCTGAGTCGCCGTTACTTGCATAATGAATAGTAGCGTCCATCTTTTCCTCCTGTATTTTTTAAAATAAGAATCCAGAACAGCTCGTGCAGCCACCGGAACACGATCCAGAACATCCATCGCAGCTTGAATCGCAACCACTTGTGCACTGTGAGCCACAGTGACTGTTGCAATCCCCTCTGCAGCTATCAGAGCATCCGCTCTCGCAATTGAACATGCATCCAGATCCAGAACAGCTATCTTGACAGCTGTTGGCACAGTAAGAACTGCATCCTGAAGTGCATTGCCCGGTGCAATCATCAGCACAATTGGTGCTGCAGCTTCCCTCGCAGGAACTTGAACAACCATCACATGAACCGGAGCATCCGCCACTACAGGTTGTCTTACAGTTTCTTGTGCAGCTATCGGCACAGGCTGCTGTGCATGTACCTGTACATTTTCCAACGCAGTTGCCAGTGCAGGAATTTACGCAGGTGCCCATGCAAGTGCCGGTACATGTTCCTCCGCAAGTATTTGCACATGCTTGCGTGCACGTTCCAGTGCATGTCCCGGTGCACAATCCAGAGCATGTTGTCTTGCAGCCACCAACGCAATCATCTGCGCAAGTCGCAACGCAAGAGTCTAAACAACCACCCGTGCAGCTACCGGTACATCCAGAACACGAGGAATAGCAACCAGTTGTGCAAAGACCGGAGCATGCTCCTGCGCATCCGCTTGATGAGGATGTCTCCTCGACCGAACTGAGTTCACTGAGCATCGATGCAGCTTGAGCCAGTACATCGGCAGTAACCTTGTTTCCATTTTCAGGTACAATGGATGAACCCGTAATGGCGCTCAAAGGCTGAGTGAGCTTCTGAATGTGTTCATTTCTGATAGTTTCTCCTACTGCAATAGCATTTGAAAACTCTTGTTTGTATGAAGCCATGCTGCCAACGCTCTGCCCACGCGCTGTTCCCTCAGCTTTTCCGCGACGGCCAAGCTCAGCATCAAGTGCTTTCTTTATTTCAGAAAAGTCAGAAGCGTAGCACCGTGAATCCTTTTTTATCATCACTTACCCCCTACTCTGACTTTTACCAGTCTAAGATCTGTTCGGTCATCGCCTTCACAAGCATAGCCAACAATTTTATCGGTCGGGCAGGATTCACACGAACCAACGGCACGTCCGATTCCTGGCGTTTCAGACAAAACAATGTAGTCACCCGTGTGAACAGGCCCGATCACTTTGGTATGCACACGGCCAGCAAGAGAAACAGGAATAAAAGAGGGCAGGTTTTCCGCAAGGAAATCCTGCCCTTCTCTAACTTTATTGCCGCCGATAAGCATTGCAAACTCATCAGTGTGGACTCCAGCGATACGGTCAGACAAATTCGTTGCCTTGATGTATCGTTCAGTCTGACTGCTGGTATCGAGAGCAACGATGTCGCCCGGTTCTGTTTGTTCGCCACGCGGCATCAACTCTGCATAGTCGTTATAAACTGCATCGTAGACTCGCTTTGCATTGATATCACCAGATACCGTCAAAGATTTAAGATGCGCGTCTCCTGTTGACAAAACATAATGCGCGGTTCCGTTTGCAAAGTAAACATCACCAGTGAACGTACCGCCGGCTGTCTGCATTGCGCCAATATTTGCACACGCCTCAGAAGCGGTAGTGGCATATGTTCCACCTCGTTCGATGGGCAATGTTCCGACTTCAATGTCGTCTGCAGAATGCTTATGGTCTGCAGACGCATATTCATAGCCATGTTTTCCGTCAAGCATATCGGCATTGCATCCCCGCATCAGGCCAAACGCTGAAAGCAGCGCTACAATTTGTGCTGCCGTGAAGCTGTTCTTTGGCAACGCGCTGTTTGCCGTCATTTTTACCGTAGAAAGGTCCGAGATTGCCTGATTGAGCAGCGCGCTCAGGATATATGTCACCATGTTGAACTGCTGGCTTGTGGGCTTGCCATTCAAGCCGCCGACAATAGCGGCCCAGCCACCCTTCCAGTCTTCCAGCGAAATCTCCTGTTTAACGCCGCCTGCGGAAAAAGCCACCGTGGAATAGTCTCCGAGCGCTCCCGCGCGACCTTCTGCCATAAAATCACCCCCTGTTAATTGATGGACTGTGCGAACCGGCCCTCGCCGAAGCCCGCAACTCGCGGATTCAGATCTACAAAACCAAAGGTTTCTGCGTCTTCCGTTGAGCAATCCACACGGACTTTGACTCCCGCCGGGCGCACGATGAGGTCATGCGTGCCCAAGATGGAAAGCACCATGTCGGAAAATGGTGCTGAAACGGACAGAAAAATCGTAGCGGGAACATCCCGGCGCTCGCTGTAGACAACCTGCGTTGCTCCAAAAATAATTTTGGTTGCTTCGATGATTTCATCCGGCGTGCACCGGCACGAGTTGACGAAAGCCTTATATTTCAGGCAGATGCGGTAAATATCGTCATCATCTGCCAGTTCACGGCTCCCGATTATTGCCCCCGCTTGCTGTCGAGTCAAGCACACAAGCTGGCCAAGTCTGTCCAGCCAGATTCCGGCACAGGCATCGAAATCGTTAAGTTTTTCCAGCGTTCCCAGAAAAAGTGATGCGTTTTCATACTCCGGTGCAACCGCCCAGATGATGCCATCAAGGTTTGACATCTTTTCTACTCTGAGAGGTGTTTCCTGCAATACTTCGTAGCCCATCAAACCACCTCTTTACTGGAAAATTGTAAGATCCACTTTCCGGCTGAGTTCTTGCGATAAATCGCAGGCGGGTCAATGATTCTGGCCACGCTCCCCATTTCGCAGTCTGCCGGAAGATTTTTCAGGTCATCGGCGGTATCGCAGATGTAATCGCCCAGTTTGCTTTCCTCATACGATTCCAGCTGGAACTGCATCGGCAGTTTGCCGTACATCTCCTTATACGCATCGATCATATTTTCACCACCCGGATTCCGTTCATGCTGATAACCGGCTGCTGATTGATTTTGACGGGCACGATGCCAGTAAGCATCGAACTATCTGCCGTTCCATCAATGTCCGGTTTTTCGCTCAGTAAGCCGCGGATTTCGACATAATCAACGCCGGACACGGCCTCCATGATGGGACGGATGAATTTTTGCAGACGAATCGTAGTTCCAGCGGATGGGGATTCTTCCATCAGGAGCGATTTTATTCTTGTCGCATAATCATCATCCAGCCCGCCGGAACTTGTAACGGAAACCGACAGAAGCAGGTAAACGTCATTCACCCGCGTAAATTCCAGATACTGACGATTTCCATTGACATCCGTAGCATAGGCGTAGTGGCTCCCATACGCTCGGATGCCGCCCGCCTTGTTTTTCCAGATGATGTTTGCCACATCTTCATCGCTACCGCCCTGCACCACAATTTCGATGCTGTGCGGTGGTCTGCCTGCTGCATCCACCGTGTCGTTGTAGTTCTCGTATCCGGCCGCAAAAGTAACGCCATCCACATCGCTATACAGAAGGGACACGATGCTTGCAACGGTGCCCGTACCGCGGCTCGCAACGCGGTTCGTATAGCTGGATATGGCCTCGGCATCAGTTTGCGTGAGCCGTCCTTTGATTGGCGGAATCTCGTTTGTGCAGGATGTCCAGCCATCGACCGTAGTGACAATTTGTGTGATAACGCCATCTGCAAGCACAAAACTTCCATATTCGGCGCTTTCAAACAAAATATTGCTTGTTACCTCGGTCACTGTAATGTACTTGCAAAGCGATGCCGAAAAGCTATCGGATGCACCTGCCGCCGTAAGAACGATAGAATGTTCTCCCTGCTCATCAGCTTCGTCCGAAACCGAAATCCCGAATTTTGCAAGCGCTTCAAAGCCCTGCATGGCCGCAAGCATCTGGGAGTACGCATCACTGTATGACGTGACCGTCATTTTCTTGGTGATGCCGGAACTTTCTGCATACGTTCCAACTTCTCCGCTGGTCGCATTGCGGGAAACGCCAAAATCGAACGTAAACTCTCCTGAAATGCTCTCAATTGGCCGAATAGAGAGACGCCGCCAGTTAGAACTGGAAATCGTAGATGCACTGGCCGCTTGGAATGTTCTCTGCGGACGGTTGCTCGACTGGATCAGTGCGCCAACAGGAATTACCGTTCCTTCCTGACCTGTGCAGGAGATGGAATACTTGGTCTTTGCTTGGCCGATACGGCTTACGCCGCCAACCTGCATTACGTTGTCCAAGGCTACCCCTCGTGCAGTGTTCGGGAAAAGCTGCTGGCATGCAGCAGCAAAGGCTTCCCAGAGCTCCGCAGGGGCATCGGCAAAAATCGTAAAGAGGACATTCATCACGCTTTGCGGATTTTCCGATGGGTCAACCCCGACTTCATCCTTGAACCTTTTGCAGATATCGCTATAGATTTCGTCCAGGCGGCGCATTTGAAAGCCTTTATCCGTCACTCCGTAATCCGGCATGGGACAGCTCCACCTCGCTTTCTATTTCTCCCTCTGTTGTGGATGCAGTAAAAGACGCACGCAGCGTCCGGCTCTTTGCGTCCTTTATCAGGCTGATGCTCCCGACCCCCGTTACACCGTCCACCGCCAAAATCTGGTCCCGTAGGGACTTTTCAATTAGCGCACGGTTCGGAGTTTTTACGAGAATCGTTTCAAAATAAGGCGTGCCCATGGCCGTATTGAACACCCATTCGCCTTTGATCCACCGCAGGCGGATTTGAACCCCCTGCTTGACTGCATCAATAATTTCAAAATCGCCTGCGTCGTTGATAAGTAAATCTCCATCAGTAGCAAGCGCAAGGTCTTTTAAAGCCATTACTGCGGGCCTCCTGTCTTTCCGTGTACGCCAACATGGGTATGCGTATTCATTACGATGCCGCCAAGTACCAGCGTACCAGAAATGTTCACGTTTCCTTGCACCTGAATGTTGCCTTTGATTTCCGTATTGCCGGTAATATCAAGCAACGGAGTGGTGATTTTGGTACTGCCATCCGTCACCTCGATTTCGGAACCGCCTCTTTGAACAAAGACAGAACCGTCTTTCAAGGTTATGGTTGTGTCCTGCTTTTTCAGTTCGATGCAGTCTTTCTTGACCGTGATGGTCGCAGTCGGTGCGAACATCACCGCTGCATCCTCGCTTCCGGCACGCTTCACCTGCTCCCCAGCAGAAGAAGAAAGGCCTGGGAGCAGTGTAGCGTTAGACAGATCCCACTTCAGGTCTGTTCCAGACCCGCCCTCGCCAAAAAGTGCAATACATCCATCGCCGGTATGCACTGGAAATGCAAAGCCAATTGTTCCTCCGGCACCCGTTGGCATCAAAATGACCGTACCAGAGATTTTAGGGTAATTGACCTCCCTGTTATCGTCCGTTGTAATCTTTAGGTCCGGCGTGAGTTCGGCGTTGAAGTTGTCAGAAACGCTCCCGACTTTTGCAGGCGCGGACGTGTGGATATTGTCTTCGGCATACTGTCTCACGATGCTTTCAACTTCTTCGTAAACATCCTGCCGCACGTTATTTCACCTCCACAAACTGTCCAACGCACTGCCAATCGTCTCCCTCGGTATCGCCAGAGAACTTGATTTTTGCAGCCCGATAATTCCCCTTGTACTTTCGGGATTCCACCTTCACATAGTCGTCCACCTGAATGTGGCCGTTCAGTGAATATGTGACCTCGATGCCTTTTTTCGCTTTTCTTTTTGTCGTATTGGAAGATGCCTTTTTGCCGCCGGACAAGGATTTGCTGCTGGTCGATGCGGATTCAAAGACCGGTTTTGGAGAACCAATCATACCGGAATCCGCGGACAGGACATAAGCCGCCATAGTCAGCGGTTCATCCAGCGCACAAATCTGGATGATTCCGTTCTGAACGCTCCAGCGAAGCTTGCTTCTGTCGCACAAGCGGCCGATCAGGGTCTTTCCCGTTCCAACAAAAGCAAAATTCTTGAAGTCAATCATCTTGGCATTGGGGGAAAGTTTGACTTCGCACCCCATTTCCCGGGCACAATCACGCACGATTTTCTCGCCGTTCACGCTGTCGGCATAGCTAAGGCTCAGCGTGGTATCTCTGGCCGAAGTAAAGCTGTCCACAAATTCGATTGTGGTCTGCTGGTCAGCTCCGTTCGTATCTGTTTCAAAATACGTCAGGGAGCCGCCCATAATCACAGGGAGGTCGTCCCCGTAACCAGCCCGAAGTTCAATTAGGCAGTCCTCCTGCTCCAGAAGTCTCAAAGTTTCGTCTGAAAGATTCCAAAGCGTGATTTTTCCCGTATTGGAACTCGAACCATCTCCGACCTCGCACGAAAACGAGCACCGGATTGCTCTGCCGGTGTCCTCATTGGGCTTTCCGACTTCCCGGCCGACAGAGTTGTTCTTTCCGATGCGCACCCGGTATTGCCTATTCCAGATATCCATACGTCAAACTCCCAACTGCTTGGCAGGAAGGTAAAGAAGCTTGGCCAAGCCATTTTTGAAATCGTCGCGGCCAATTTCTTCATTCTCGGTTTGAACGCCAAGAACGCCCGGCGGGCCACCTTGAACCTGATAATAGAAATTCCATATCGCTCCTGGCACAAGACGTGCCATGCCGATAATGATATTCATTTCTGCATCATAGATGCTCAGCATCCAAAAACCGCCGTATGCGTTCCATGTCAGGCGAAGATTATAATACACTTCGTCGAGGTTCACCCTCATAATAGAATCATTTCGGTCCGGCACAGAGATTTCATAATATTCCAAATCCATTCTCTATACCTCACTTAAAAAGTCCTATTGCCTTGGCTCCAGCGCAAAGCAGGCTGCTGCGGGAGGTCTGCTTTCCGCTGTCAGAGGATTTTGCCGAAGATGTGCTTTTTTGGCTTGCGCCGGTGTTCTTCTTCGATGTTCCTCCGCGAACGTACTTGATGCTGATATTGGCAGTTTCCGTAGAGTTGATGGACACCTGCTTCAATTTCAGGGCAATCTTCTCGCTCCCGCTTATTTCCTTCGGGAATGTAATGCTCTCGATGCAGACATTTTCGTAGCTGTCGCCGCCTGCGGTAAAAGTCACCGGCTCCTTTTTCTTCCAAATCTGGCGGAGTTCTTCAATTGCGCTCTCCACCCGGCTCGATGATGCAGCGTGCTGCTCTGCCCATGTAATAGGCGAATTGCTAATCACGGCTTCTACGTCAAGCGTAACGGGTTCAAGGCAGACATTATCGCTGACGGAGTACCCTTCCTCTGTAGCATAATCGGGAATTTTGCTCGACAAGGTTTCCGGGCGCTTGATGATTGCATCGAACTCAAAATCGCCAAGGCGTGCGGGTTGCGTGGCGTGCATAAGCATCACCTCCCGTATTTAAGTGCCCGCGCAAGATCATCCGTAGACTGGCCAGACTGGGAATGTACCTCAGATTGCAGCTTGGATGCGGCGTTCCGGTCACTCACATTGAATGTATAGCTTTGTCGGTTTTCCTGTTTTACAGCGATGTTTTTGGTGTTAGTAGTTTGCGCGATTGGCCGCTGCGATGCCGTTGTTATAGATACCGGCCTTCCCCCCGAAATAAACGCGCTGGCAGCATTTCTGCTTGCGGCAGCGCCCCCAGAAGAAGCCTGCGCCCCTGTCGGTGATTTCCCATTGCTTGTGCGGCCGCTGCCACCAGAGGACTTTCCTCCTCCCACGCCTCTAGAACCAGACGAATTCTTATCAGAACCGTTCCCTTCATCAGAATCATCGGGATCATCACCATTTCCACCGGTAAAGAAATTTTTTACGCCGTTCCACAGGTTTTTAGCCCAGGTGATTTTATCGCCGAACCAGTCAAAGAATCCTTTCAGCCAATCCCAGATTGCCTGTGCGCTTTCTTTCAGTGGTTTCCATGTTTCGCCAAAAGCAGCGCGTCCCAAACCATTCAGAATATCGAGGAAATCTTGCCACAGTTCCTTACAGCCTGTCAGGAATTGCGTCCAATCTCCGGTCTGAAAGCCGGTAATTAAGCCAGCCAGGAGGTCGAGCAGGTGCCCGCCCAATGTGATGATGTCTGCGGTCAGGTCAACCAGTCCTTGCCAAAGGGCTTGCAGAACAACTAAAATCGAGCCCTTGTGCTCCTCCCAGAACCGTCCCAGCGAATCAAGAGCGTCTCGGCCAAACTGCTTTGCTCCCTCGAAGAACGCACTGATTTTCTCTCTCAATGCGTCAACATCAACACCAGCCTCGCTCAGGAGCCGCCCAAAGACGCTATCGCCGCCCTGCAGGAAGGTAAAAACATCTTCCAGCACAAGGAACAGCAAGAGCCATTTTGCGGCCGCAAGGGCAGTTTGCAGATTAAATCCTTGCAGGAGTTTCACTGCGCCCGCTAAGAAAGACAAAATCTTGCTTCCGTTGGTTGCAAGGAACAGAGCTGTGGCGACCATCACGATCAGCTTCAGCAGCTGTTCTACGCCGCCAAGTTTCTCGGCAATATTTTTCAGCCACGAAGTCAGCCGCTGTGCCTTTCCCATCAGGAAATCGCTTATGGTTTTTATTGCTTTGCCAATACTGGTTGTGATGCTAAGCATGTCATCTGCGCCTGCAAGCCAAAGCCCCCACTGATTTCTGACATAAGTAAGAGCGTCCCCGATGCCGAAACCGAGTTCATCAAAGTTCTTTTGAATGTCGCTTTCTGCCGCAAAGAACGCTTCTTTCAGTTGCTTTGCGGAAAGTTTTCCGCTCTCGGCCAGATTTTGGAGTTGCTTTTCGGACACTCCCATTGCAGACGAAATAGCTTTCACAACCTCCGGGGCAGCTGTTTTTAAGTTAGAAAAGCCAGATTTGTCCAGCTTACCCGAAGACATAGCCTTTTGCAGTACGCTCATGGTGTTGTCAAGATTTGCTTCTCTGCCGGAGCCTTTTTCCAGCTTTTCGACAAGCGAAACAAACTTCACAGCATCATCAACCGGGAACAGTTTACTGTTCAACTGCACCAGCTTTGTCACATCTCCGGCCATGACCCCGTATTCTTCACGACAATCCTGAGCCCCTTGCAGAATCTTCTGCTGGATATCCGCTTGGTCTCCCATCTCGCGGGTTGCCCCGCGGATGGTATCGTTGATACTGCCAAATTCCTCTGCAAGACTAGCAAGCTTAGTAAAGGAAAAGCCGATGCCGATTGCGCCAAGTGCTTTAGCTGCAAAGCCTTTTACTTCGCTGATAGCGCTTTTTGCGTCATCAACAGAGCTTTTATCGACCTTGAACAGAATTTGATTGACGAACTTTCCGATTACAGTTTCCTTTGCCGCCACTTATGTATCCCCCCTTCTGTCCTCTTGGCTTTTGGCGTACTCAATGTCCCGCTGCATCATAATCAGGTCGTAAAGTTTTAGCATTTCATCCAGATTATAAACATAGGTCAGTTCGTACATCGAAGCCACCCGCTCACGAATCAGGGTATACATAATCCATTCAAGGTTCGTTACTCTGTCGTTGTCGAACTCTCCGTACTGTTCGAGCTGCCCGCCCGGCGCACTTTGATAAGGCCTCCAAAGAGGGTGCTCGCATCTTTGAAAAAACCGCTGAAGTTTAAGCGAATGACCTCAGCACAAAGATTGAGCATTCCGGCGAGGTACTGGCAGAAGATTTCATCAAAATCATCCTCGCCCATGACCTCATAAGTGTTTTTCTCCGGATCCAAAACGCGGATGTTGCTGTGATCCAGCAGAAGCTCACTCACCAGTTTGCTCAATGCGTTGCCATTGATGCGGGCAAGCGCCTTGACCAGCGAATCTTTATCCATGTCCATGCCGTCAAACATTTCCATGTCGACGGCATCCTTATCGTCGCTAGCAACCGACACGGTGCCCAGAATCGGCAGGATGATAGCTGCAACATCGCCAAAAATGTAGGTGGCATCCTTGGCGCCGAATGGGCGAACCTTGAACTGGTATTCGCCAACCGTAATGTCGCGCATCTCCATGCGTTTCATTTTCATATCAGGTTTCCTCCTTTCAGTTCTTCGGCTCCATCTTACCAACAGCCCGCAGCGTCCACTCCTGACTCTGGCCGGTCTTACCGTAAGCGCACGGGGCAGGCTTGGAAACCCATGCCTTGGATGCCGTGAAATCCGGGTTAGCCCCCAGATCCTTGACCTGCATATTGAAAAGTCCGTTGCCCGGGGTCTGCTTATTGTTGTTGTACTGCTTTAGAAGCCACTGGTTCGTCTTGGAGCCATACTGAAGAACCAGCTTCACCTCAAAGCGGGGATCGTCAGGGATAGAGATAACTACCTCTCCATCTGCACCGACTTCGTCGGTCACGCCATCGCCCTGCGGGGTAATGGTGATAAAGGAATCTTCGGCAAAGCCGGAGGGGATATGCGTTCCCATAGAACAGATGATGTTCTTTGGGGAATAAACGGTAACATCTCCGCGCATCTAGCTGTTCTCCTTTCTCAATAATTCAGCGTACCGCTGATTTTTGCAGCAATCAGGGCACCAGCCAGATTTGCTGTCCATGTCACGCCGGTAAGCTTGCGGCTCTTACGGGTGGCAGCATCCAAATCGGCCGCGCGGGGCACGGTGACGGTGTAGGACTGTTCTGCTTCTCCATCTTCCGAAGATGCATCCTGAACGATGCCACCAGCGCGGACACCTTCTTCCAGCGCGTCAATGACTGCGTTCTGCACCAGTGCAATGCCCTGATCCGTAAACGGCACCTTGGGCAGGCCCAGGAACAGGTTCATCACCTTGGACTGAATCTCGGTTTTCAGCCAGTCACGGAAGCGGATAGTGTCAATCCATTCGCCGCCGCTCACCTTGCCGCCCTGCACCATGGCCTTACTGCCAACATTGGTGTAGTACGAAATATTTTTTGCTTCAAGGCTTGCGATGTCCGTTGTGGACAAAGCCTGCGCAGAAATCGTAGACAGGGGCTTGAAGCACCACTGTTCACTACCCGGGTCGAAAGAAAGGAACCGGGCGGCATAAGCGCAGTTCACGCAGTCATTCTCTGCCGTTGCATGAATGACCGCAGTACGAAGCATTGCATCAGAAACGGGCGATGCCGAGATGCCGGTCGTTTCGCAGATGCACAGCTTTTCGTTTGCTTCAGTCCAGTCGGCAATGGACTGGTAGAAATCTTCCTTGATGCCCGCTGGGCAAATGCAGTACCATCCCGGCATCCTAATGGCACGGTCAAGGGTAACGTCCACCTTCTCGGTGGAACCGCTGGACAGCTTCTGCACGGCGATCATAACCGCTGTGGGCTTCGGAGACTGGCCGAACACCTTGCTTGCCGCGATATATACAGGGTCGTCCGAGGTGAAGCCTGCGCTTTTCAGATCCTGCAGATTGGCATAGCCGGCAACATCCGGTGTTGTGCGCCCGCCGGGTGCTTTAGGCAGCGGGCCCATAATAAGGATGGTATCGTAGCCGCCATCGATGGACATTGCCTCCGAAATCTGGATGTTGACCTCAACGATTTTGTCAATGTTCACGTTGCTATCACTCCTTTATTCATTTTCGATTTTCTTTTCGACCTCAACCTTATCGAACCAGCCGGCCTCTGCATCGGCAATGGCTTTCGCCGCCGCGCTATTGTGGTCTGCTTCGTATTCTCCGATGGTCGGGGCCAACGCTGCATACTCTTTTGTGCACTGCACAAAGTTCACAGAAAAAGAACAGCGCGCCCTTTCCACGCCGGGCGCGCTGTTATGAATCGCTTCAGGAATCCCTTCGGCGCTCACCGTTATGTTTATGGCGCGCATCTTGTCGCACGCATACTGGCTGTCGAAAAACTGCACAGCTTGGTCGAGGTCATCAACCGCAGTTGAGAGCCCCACCTTTTTTACGCCTGCGGCGTGGGTCGTTTTGCTTTCCGCGACCAGTTCTGCCGAAAACGGGATGCGCTTGCATTTTTGCTGTTGAAGGATTCCATCTTCGATAGTTTCAAATGCGCCAACCGTGTCTATGTTCTCAAAGTCGAGGACAATATACGGCAGCGGCGGGCGCACCGCGTTCGGATAGCTGTAAATGACCTTGCAGGTTGGATACAAATCTGCAAACATCGTCCGAACCGCTTCGCGGCACTCAGCTGGTGTCATTGATGCTTTCCTCCTTCTCCCCGTCAACGGCTTCAAACTCCGAGATCCAGTGCTTCAGAATGGTATTCCCCCAGTAGATGGACGATTTGCAGGCGTACCACTGTCCCATGTAAAGCAAGCGGTCGCCGGTCATTTGCTTATCCGGTTCCGTAGGAAAAAGCTGGACATCACTATACACGGTCAGAACGCCGTTCGTGGAACGACCGGAAGCATCGTCCTGATTGCGGCGCGTTTTGGCCTGTACATCGAGCGGAAGCTGCATATCCGAGTAAGTTGTTTCGGCCGTGCCGCTGTCCCAGCTGGTGCCCTTATAGCGGCGCACAGTGTACGCCTGCTTAAAAATGTTCATTTCTTTCCCTTTACGATAACATACTGGCAGTTCTGCCTCATAAAGCCGGTGTCAATCAGGGGCTTTGTAGAGCCTTTTCCTTCAATGTGAACCGGCACCGGGCCTTTCTTGCCATACTCGTTTATCATCCAGCCGCCCTCAACTGTTATCGGCGCATTTGGAGCCCATTCTTCGCCTTTTATCGCTTCTTGAATCATGGACTTCGCCTGCGAGCCTATCGCGTTGGCCACCGCATCGGCAGTGTCCAGAGAGGACAATGCCTGCTGCGAGAACTCCGAGAGTTCCTCCGAATGCTTTTTGATGGTGTCCATAAAAGGCCGGGCAGGTATCATCACAGAGCCATCCTTGTGGACAGTTCCGTAGTGGTTCCAGTATGCGATTTCAGCCAGTGACGCTTCGCCATCTGCCGCTTTCTGGTCTGCCTGATACCCAACCTCTATGGTCACATCTTCCAGTTCATTCAGCCGGGCCATTGCTGCAATTCCATCCGGGGTCAAGTCAAGGCCCAAATCTCCAGCGGTAGCCATAGGCCGTGCCTCCTTACCGAATCATAATGGGGACGATATGCCGGTTACGAATCGCAATGAACTGCAATCCGTAGGAAGTAAGCTGATATTCTGCATCGCCCGTCGTTCCCGCCGTGCTGGTAGCAAAGGAAATGCTCACGCCACCTTCGGAAACGCTGGCTAAGCGGCCCGTGTTTGCGATAGCTCCGAGAGAGCTGTCACCATTGCCAGCCATTTTCATAGCGTGGCAGACCAGCAACGCCACCGCCAGATTGTAATCTGCGCCGAACTTCTTTTTGGAAATGACCGGCGCTTGCAGGTCAATCCAAAAAGAAATGTCCTCGTCCGAAGCGGATTTGAACTCGGTGCCAACCATCTTTACAATTTTGGTAATGGCGGTTACGTCAGGAGAATCCATCAGGATTCACCGCCCGCAGGAGCATCGGCAGGAGCGTCAGCTTCGGAATCGTTTTTCACGTTCTTTCCGCGCGCCTTTTTCTCCTGAACCTCCTGAAGCAGGCCCATGCTGATGTAAAATGCCACTGCATCATCATAGGTCGCATCGACCTGCGCAGTTTCGCCGGGGAGCAGAGAGATGGAGCCGATGCAGATGGGCTTCACCGAAATGTTTTTGACCTTCATAGTCGGTTTCTCCTTTCTTACAGACCGTAGACCAGACAGGCAGACAGAGGATAACGAATCATCATGCCTGCATCGCGGCCCTCGCAGTTGATAACGATTTCCAGATTGCGATCCTGCGGCGCGTGCTGAAGGAAAGCCATGGGAACATCGTGGGACATCTTGTCCGGGTCTTTGGTGTACAGCAGGCCGATGTTCTTGCCAGTGCTGTTGTAGTCCTTGTTGCCCTTGGACAGTTCGCCGGCAACTTCCCAGTTCTTAATCTGGGGAGTGTGACCCTTGATGTAGGACAGAACGGATTCGCCGGTGCCATCGATGCGGCGCAGGTTCAGGCTGGTGTACAGGTCGTTGGGCATGACCCAGCTGTCCGGGTGCTCCACATTCTGGGTCAGGGTGTCGATGTAGTTCAGGATGCCGGCAATGTCGGCCGCAATCTCGTCTGCGGTCTTGGATGCCCAGTCGGCCTTACCGGCTGCACCGTTCTGCAGGGTATAGATGGGGATGTTATTGCCGGAGGACAGAACGCCGATGATACCCGTCTTCTCGTCACCGTGCCAAATCAGGTGATTCACCTTGACATCATACACCCGGCGGGCCGCTTCAGCACGCGCAGAGTCCAGAGGCTTCATAATGCCCAGAACCGCATTGCGGCGGCAGGCACGCAGTTCCTGCACGTTGTAGCCGTAGCTGTCACCGATGTTGACGATTTCCGCACGATGGGGAGTGCCCTTCACATCGACGCGGGGCAGGTCGCTGGCGTAGTTGGCGATAACATCAGCAAAGCCGACCGGCTCATAGCTGTAGTATTCGGTATACGCAGCGCCCTCATCGGTTTCGCTGGTCTGAGGGAAGATCTTCAGGCCGGACAGCTCCGGGAAGTCCTTATCGTATGCCTTGGTCTTGACATGCGCCAGCTGCTTGGCGAAGAAGATGCCTGCATTGTCGGCTCCATCCAGACGAATCTTCGTGCCGGGGAACGGGTTCTTATATGCCTGGTTAATCAGGGAGGCACACTTGCCGTTCAGGGCAAGGCGGTCTTCCTCGCTGTAACCGTTGGCGGGGTCGAAAGGATTGTACTTAGCCATATTGAACCTCCTTAGATCTGCTCTGCGAACTGGGCGGGTGCAATGCCGTTCTGGGCCGCACCGATGAAGCGGGCCTTGACCGCCAGATTGGTACCCTTGGTCGGGGTGAACTTGCCTGCATCGTCGCCGGCAATCACAAGATAAACCGGCTGACCGTAAGCAGGTTCCGCCTGATCGGCCAGCTGCACCCACATCTTGCCGGTCTGGCAGACATCCAGAATCTGGCCTTTGCGCAGGAGCACAGCACCATCATCGTCCATCTCCGTATTGGCGCTGTACATCACAGCGCCCTCGAACTTCTCGGCGGTCGCGCCGGTTGCAGGAAGGGTGATGTCCTTGCCGGGCTCCGCACCCTGCACAACGCCGCAGCCAAAGAACAGCTTGCCATCCTCTGCGCTGTTCCGGCGGGTGACTGCATCGTAATTCGCACGGTCATAAAGCAGGCCGGGCATACCGCGGCTAGGCTCGCCGTAGTTCATCTGTACTGCCATATTGCTCATAGCTTAGTCCTCCTTCTCGCCAGCATGACGCTGGATCATACGATTGCGGGCCGCATCAGGGTCGTTCTTCTTGCCCACATTGCGGACTGCCGCATTTGCGGAATCAGCATTGAACACCTGACGACGCTGGTCTGCCACAGTCTTGCGACCATTGATTTTACCCTTTGCGATATCAAAAGCCGCGTTGATGTAGGCTTTGCTCTTGCCATCCAGACGCATACCCGGAATAACGGCATGAACGACCTTTTTCTTTGCCTGCATTACCGGCATGGATTCCATGCCATCCAGATGCAGCTTATCGCCCAGCCGACACAGTTCCACACGCTGGCTGACCTGCGCGGCAATGGATGCGGCGCTGTCATGGTTCAGCTGGTTGCTGGAATCGTCCGAGGTATCATCCTCATCTTCGGTAGGCTTGGTGTCGTTCTCTGCAGCATCAGCGCGGGCATTTGCGGCATCCAGCATAGACAGCAGGGTGTTGATGTCCGCCTTGGCCGGGCCATCTTCCATAGCATCACGGCGGGCGGTAATGTCTGCCAGCACGTCCGGCTTCGCAGGGTCGTCACCTTCGCCCTCGTCCTTGGTGGGCTTATCAGTGGTGTCACCAGCCGCCGGGTCGTTTTCATCGTCAGCGGTAGCACCGTTGGTGGCCGCGATATAGGCTTTGAGTGCTGCTTCAAGGCCTGCCGGGTCAAGGGCAGGAGCCGCCGCAGGAGCACTGGGAGCCTCGCCATCATCGGCAGTGGGCTTTGTGGTTTCCACAGTAGTATCATCGTCCTGCGTGGGGTTGTTCATCTTCTCGTTCTCGTCCATAGGGGGTGTACCTCCATTGTTATCTTGGCTGTCCATGTTCAAGCGTGCATCATCACCTGCGCGGGCGACAGCGACCAGCGCAAGGTGATTCACACGGATATTGGTCTGGATTGCATCATACGGCTCTCCATTCCATTCTCCGGGTTCCATGATAAGATCCTGATAGTACCCGACAGACAGTTCCCGCAGACCCGATGCCTTTACGGCATCAGGATCATCAATTACGATTTTTGCTCGGACGGTTTCTCCGTCCTGCTGTCCGGGGGTCAGGATTGTGCCCACACGTTCCCGGTGGGCATTGTCCTTGTCGATCACCTGCGCATCGTGGGTAATAATGATAGGCTTTCCCTCATAGCTTGCAAGGCTTTTGGGGTCAAACACATCTTCCGGCCTGCGCAGTTCCCGGCGCTCGGAACCATCTTCCAGATGGTACACAAAGATGCCTGTACGGGTCAGGATGGGGTTATCATAAAAATATCCCTCGGCGCTGTAATGCTCATCGACAGGTACACTGTCGGTTCGCACTTCGCTCCGAAGGACTAGCGGCGGGGTATTCTGTTTCATTGTTTTTTCTCCTTAAAGGCTACAGAATTCAGCCTATCGAAGTTAAAGACAGGTTTTGCAACACAGCGGCACTGGTAGTCCTCTCCGGGATTGCAATGCCGCCCGCTGTACACTTTGCCGTGCTTTGTCATGTACCACATGGCCGGCGGGTCATCATAACGGAATTTCTGACCGTCAAGTTCACGGTGGCATTCGCGCACACGTTCATCACCTGACGAGCTCCAGATATATTCCTCCACCCCAGCGGATTCCTGCCTTGTGCGGGTCAGATTCGCGCTCAGGGTGCCCACCTGGTCACGCGCAAGAAGATTCGCTTTTGACTTGGTCACATCAAACCGGCGTTGAATTTCATTGGAAATCGCCGCCGGGGTGCGGCCTTTTGCAAAACCCTCAATAATGACGTTCTCCATATCATCGAAGCAGTCGCTTTCAATGCTGGTAATGAAGCTGACATTTTGCTCAACCCATCTTTTAAGCATCAGGTCGTATCTTTCGCCGAGAAAGAAATCATCATGGATATCCACTCCCAGCGTGGCGCGCACGCTGCGCTGCCATTCTTTAAGTTGCCGCCGGTCGGTGTAGTCAGCGCACCGGCGAACATCCCGTTCCAACGGATCGGTTTTCAGCCGCCGACTGAGCCGGTCACGCATAATGCGGAACCTGTTCTGGATGCGGCGAACCATGTCGCTGTATCCATCATGTCTGATGCTGTCGGAGCCGGTTTTTTGTTCTTCCGCAACGATAGCAAGGATTTCAGGCATAGATTCTCGCACAACCTTCTGCAGTTCTTTCAACCGCCGATTTTCAATTGCGCGCATCTTGCTTTCTGCCCACTGCGGATACTCCGGCTCGATCTTTGATTTTTTCGTCATTGAAGAGCGCCCGGTCATGCCAGGCCCATTATTCTTCACAGGCATATCCACCTCTTTATCTTTCTGGGAACCATCTTCCCTTTGCAGGCATCAAAAAGACCCTGCATCTCCACCTTGATGCAGGGTCTTTGTTCTTATGGCATGCAGCACTTGAATTTCGACCTTTTGCTTACAGCGCGCATCCGTCCAAGCGCGAAGCGGAAGGAACGCGGTTTATGGCTCCGCGCTGGCTCTGTCATGGAGCAGGCCAGAACGCTTCGCAGCGGTCTGTTGGGAGCAGGGTCAGTGCCCCCTCATGCCATCGAGGTGCCGATTACGGTGTACGGCGGGTGGTGCTGGGGGTGGGGATTGAACCCACAGCCTGACGTTTACAAGTCGCCTGCTCTATCCTATTGAGCTACACCAGCATAAAAGTCGAGGGTACCGGGCTCGAACCGGCGGTCTGGGAGTCAAAGGCCCATGCCTTATCCAACTTGGCCAACCCTCGATATGGAGCAGTCAACGGGGCTTGAACCCGCGGCATCCTGCTTGGAGGGCAGGCGCTCTACCAACTGAGCTATGACTGCAAACAAAAAGAGCCTTTGCGAGGGACGCTTTCACGTCACCTGCAAAGGCTCTCAATGCCAATATTTTAGTCAAACACCTTTTTGCCTTCGGCAAACTTCTTTTTAGCTTCGTTCAAGCTGATGCGGTTATAACCGCCGCGATAATCAGGATCCGCTCTCTGTACGCCATCATTCACCCAGCCGCACACAGGGCATTCCTCAAAATCGTTGTCTTCATCAAAGCTATGCTGCCCACATACCGGGCAGATGATTTTCTCAGTCATCTTCGATTCCTTCCAATTCAAGCTGACGTTTATAGTAATCTTCCCCATCGTCAGGCTTGAACATCGTCCTTACACCCTTCTCTGGGGAACCTTTTGCAAAGTCATTTTTCTTCGTGTCATACCGGCACACAAGGCCCTCTTTTGTCTTGTAGCCTTTTATGCCGTTTCCGCACGAGCTTTCCAAAAGTTGAACCGCCCGTTTTTCGTACTGTTCCTTTGTCGTAATGCCATCGGGAGCGTACTCAGCGGCGTGGGTTCTGCCATTCTGCCAGTGGTTGTTCAGCTTCTGCTTGTTGGGGAATCCTTTCACCTTGAAAGTGTTCGCGCCTTTTGCCGAAACTTCGTTAGAATTTATTTTAGCATGACTTCGAGAATCATTCAAGTCTTTTGATGAATTTTCCTTGCTCGATGCATCTTTTGATGATGTAGAGCCGCCAGAATTGGAGAACTTTCCATCTTCATCGCGGTTGTGCTTGCTCTCGTCAAAATCATCCAGCGTAATGCCCAGCTGGTCAAGGCACTCTTTCACGCTTCTGAGAAACGGTTCAAACACCAGCCCGCCGGGCACATCCTGCTTCAAAATCTGTTCAGGGGGCATCCATGTTGCCGTGAACATCTCCTTTTGGTCGCATCGGGGCACACCATCGAAGCTATTGACGCGGTAGATCTGAACGGGAAGTACCTCATCCGGCTTGCCCTTGCAGTTGCCGAGATAAGTAATATCCCCCACGTCAATATTGAACTCTTCCTTTGCTTCCCGGCGGAACGCCACGCTCGGTGTTTCTCCGGGTTCGATGTGACCGCCAGGGCCGCACCAGCCTTGCCCATCAGAACGTTGTCCGCAGAGGATTTTCCCATCGTTCAAGACAAAGCCGGCAACATAACCGCATTCTCCTTCATCCGTAACCAGGTTGCCTGCCGCAGGCGGGTTCTGCGGATTGGTCGGCTGGGGAACGTCAGCCCCACCCAAGCCCCAGTCCTGATTGACATCTGCTTCTGTGATGATGTTTTCAGGGTCAAACTGTTCATCCTGCGCCAAGGACTGACGAACCTCGGGAATTTCCAAAATGCCAGCTGTAACGTAGGTAGACACAGTCTGTGCTCTGGTAAGTTGGGCCGCGGCATTCGCCTGGTCCTGCGTAGCCTTTTCATCATCAGACAGGCTCCATGCGCTCTTGTATGTGATGGTGTACTCCGGCACCTCTTTGATTTCGCCGTTCCACACCATTCCGCGCAGAATCAGTTCGACCAGCGTGCGAGTATTGTCCCGGAGGTCGCCAGACTGGATGCCGGACACAGCCTCCTTATAGTTCTCCATATCTCCTTCACCGGTAGCATTCTCGCCCGCTGGAGAGCGGCCAAAGAGCCTTGTTTGCGGGATATGGCTCACAGCGGACAGCATTGCGCAGGCATTGTCCAAGATGTCCTTAACGCCGGCCACAGACAGGGATTGAATGCCTACATCTTCGCCATCTGCATCAATAAAGACCATATTCAGCAGATTGCGGGCAAGGTCAAGCATTTCCATACGCTGAAGCACCGTATCGTCACCGTCTGCCGTGGACAGAACATTGGCAAGGTTCTTCATTTTGTATGTCACCATCGACAGCCGTTCCAGCAGGCGAATAGAGTAGCCCGGGCCGATGCTGGCATTCCGCAGTTCTTCACGGATGCGCATATACTCCGGGATGCCCCATGTTCGATAGAGATTGGCCATCGTGGAGCCTTCGGGAATCTCTCCGTTATGGAATATCAGGCAGCGGGAAGAATGCACTACATAGCTGCCATACACACTGTTCACCTGGTAAAACTCCGGGATGCCCGTACCGCCTTTGCGGTAGTTTTCATCGTCAGGGTTGTTCTCATAGCCGTTGATCCACAGCGGAAACACCTCATTCCGTCCGTAAATCAGCAGTTCTTCCACGCCATGAACATCCCGCCAGTTCAGCGGATCCTGAAGAAGTCTACCATCATCCACCAGCATAACAACAGCAGAGCCGCCAAACAGTCGTGCCCATTTTAACGCTTTCGCGAGCCTGCTTTGGTAGTGGATAGTCTGCAGATGGTCGTCAAGACGCTTCTGCAAATTCTTATCCTTGATGCCAAGGTCGATACCGTTCTTGGTGGCATCGTCTGCCGGGGCATCAATGATGGTTGAGAATAGTCCGTTTCCTGCATAAAGGTCAGCCAATTCCGCATCAGTCACAGCCGCACCGGTTGCCCACTGGTAATACTCGGTGCTGTCGTGCTGGGTACCATACTTGTTCAGAACGTTGTAATAGCCGTCGAGGCGAAGCTGCGTTTTGATTTTTCCGGGGATAACTCTTTTCACCTTTTTCTCCTTTCCGGCTATCATATCAGACTGCGTACATCAAAGATGCCGCCCTCATACAGCGCAAGGGCTACCGCATCAGCGCGGTCAGGGCTGGTCAGGCCACGCTTCTTCAAGGCATCCTTGCTTTCAAGCTTCAACTTTGCAGGAGCACCGCTAAAGATATATTTGCGGGTGGTAAGCTGCCCTATCAGGGTTGAATCGTTCGGGATGTGCAGGGTGCCCGCCGTGGCCATATCCCGTAGGACCGCCCACATCCACGTTGCGATATCTGCATAGCGCCCGGCGGCTTCCTTGTCCGGCACAGCGCTGGAGAAGTTTACCGGCACGACCATCAGCTTGGTTAGCTTCTGCCGAATCTTTTCTCGGTTGAGTATGTCGGTCACGCCTCCGCCAACGCCGGTGTCATCAATGACCGCGTAAATCAGACCGCGGTACTGCGGATACGCTGCACGCAGGGTTTTATATATCGCAATGATATCGTCTGCCGTAGCGTACAGGTCTTGACCGTGGCGTGTGACCAGCTTTTGGATATCTCCATCAATGTTCTGTGCAATGGCCGTATCATCGTTGCCAAAGCGTGCAACGTCACACCCGATGGATATCCGGGCTGGAGAACAATGTTCCAGAGGTTCAGTATTGACAGCCTTTGTAGCGAGTGCCATCGGAATAAAGACATCGTCCTCATTCTCCGGGAACTCTCCGTCAACACGGACACGGACCACATTGCTGTTCTTGCCGAACTTCCGCTCCAAGTCAGTGATATTCTGCTTATTCGTGCGGGGGCTGTCCCTGCTGGACACCTTCATGCAGTAGTAGGACTGGGCGTCCACGGTATGCGAATCGTGGAATGTGCCAGTGTTCTGCGTTGGGTTTCCGCACATCAGTAAGCGGTTGTTATCGCCGGAAAGCGTGCCCTGTATAGCCTCCATGATGGGGTCAGCAACACCAGATGCCTCATCCACCACGAAAAGCATATTGTCTTCGTGGAAGCCCTGCATATTCTCCGGCTTGGTGGCTGTTCGAGCCACGGCGAACCAGCGTTTCTCATGTCCTCTCATGTAAACACGAGTCTTTGTCCATACAAGCATAGCCTGCAAGACAGGGCTGCGTTCCTGCCACTTGGCAATCTCAGCCCAGAGGACATCATTTAACTGCTGACGAGTCGGAGCCGTGCACACCACGCGTGGATACGGGAAGCAGGACAGAAACCAAAGGACTAGGTTCGCTTCAAAAGCAGTCTTGCCAACGCCCTGCCCTGAGCGAATTGAAACCTTGCGGTGTTGTGCAATAGCTGTGGCGGCTTCTTTTTGCCACGGATCAGGCTTGAAGCCAGTGACCTCTTTGAAGAACAAGCAAGGGTCTTTACGGTACAGCGGGATCCGCTTGGCAAAGACTTCACGTTGTCTCAGTGCCATCGTCCGCTTCCTCCGCTTCCGTGTCTGCCGCCTCGACCGCCGCGACCCAATCGTCTACCAGCTCATTCTTGCCGCTGTTGCTCATTCTGCGTAGGTCGGCAAGCTGTTGTATCACCTTGGACTTCTGGCGCTGTACATCGGTCAATAGCCGCTCTAAGCGTTCCACGATAAGGTAGCTTGATTCGACGGTGGTTGATGTTTCCACGGTGGTGCCGGGGAGCCTTTCTTCCCGATCGACTTTAGCATCTATCCGCTCAATGTAAGCCTCCTTGTCGTGGGCTTCTTTTTCCTTGTCCTCGTCCAAACGAGTAAACGATCTGCCAGACTTGGAGGTATGCACCGACTGAATGTGCTGTTTTTTCTCTTGAACAGCGGAAATGCGTTGAAGTAAAAAAGCTTCCCGGGCGGTCAGCAGTTGGAGTTCCTGTACCAACAGGTCTTCTGCATCAACATCCTTCGTGCAGTCCTGAATGGCTTTTTGGTTTTCCTCTGAAAAAGAGCCAAACATCACCGCAGACCAGCCACCGTGTTTCAAGGCATTCTGGTTACCCGGCGGCGCGCCTCCATGGTTGCCAACTGCATTGACATTACCCAGCGGTGCGCCCGACTTTGGCTTGCCATCCTGCGGGGCTTTCTGGGTGCACTTGGAAGATGCACCCTTGGGGTGCGGCGGGGTGCGTTTCTTGGGTGCACCCTTTTGTGTATCCCAATAGCGCTTCTTCCACGATTTCACAGTGTTCAGCGATATGCCCAGCTTCTTTGCGATTTCGGTGCATCCCATCCCTTTCTTATAAAGGGTGAACGCCTTATCTCGCGTTTCCATCTACATCGCCACCACTATCCTTCTTCATTTTCTGTCCCGGTATCTGCCCGGGCTGTTGTGTTGTTCCAAAGAAAAAGCGCCGGCCCTTTGCAGAGCCAGCGCCGCGCCCCTCTCACACGACCTTTGCGAGAGCGGTTTTGGAGATCATCAAGTTTCCCAGTTCCACGGCCAGGAATGTGCCCACGAACAGGCCAGCGCTTGTTAACCAGAACGGTGCGCCGACCATCATAGACAGTTCCACGCCGATGAACAGAGCCACGGACAGGGAGAGGATGACTGCTTTCCACAGAATCCCCAGCCTTTTCCACGGTCCCCAGACCACCAGTGCGTATGCAGTCCCCTCAGCCAGCAGGCCAAAGAGCACATCGACCGGGCCGAAAGGACTCGTTGCATTTGCGATTGCAATCCCCAGCAGAACCGCCGGGGCGTACCGCTTATCCTTGAACGGGAGAGCGCACAGCATATTAGCCACCCGGAACTGGATAACTCCCCATGACAGCGGGTTCAGGGTGGTTAATGCGACATATAGAGCCGCGACAACTGCGGTCTGGCATAGGGCTTTGGTGCTTTTCATCTTCCCTGCCCCCCCTCATACCATAACGACCACATTGCCGTGGGATGCGTCGTTCACCGCAGATTCGACCATGATCCAGCTGGGGTGCACGTCCTCAATAAGCTTCTTCTTCAGCTTGCTGGCTGCTTCCTCGATGACCAAACTTTCACCTTCCAGACATTCACGGATGAACTTGTCGATTTCGCAGTAGTCCGGGATAATCTCTGCCGGCTCCATGGTCACAGTAAATTCATTGGTGTAGTCTGTCTTTCCGATGGGGCAGAAGCACCGGCATTTCTGCTTATAGACGATTTTACGCACGCCGTAGCGATTTTCAAACTTAGCCATTGTTTTCTTCTCCTTTTGGTTTCTGAACGATGAACAGCAGTTCTTTTGCCTCACGCGGGAACGGAATCGCCATAAAGGCTGTGAGGAATGCAGACGGGACATAGGCTTTCATCCGGGAGTAGAAGTCCCGCAACGCCGGTTCCTGCCTGGAATAGAACTCGTCCATCTCTCGGACACTGGTGACCAGTCCCACCTCCTGCACAATGCTGAATCCGATTTCGGCCAGCTTGGCTTTCAGTTCATCGTAGCCCCACTCATAGACATGAGCGCGGTACTGGGTCTGATACCCATTGCCCGGGGTGTTCGGACAGGAGAGAAACATCTTTGCACCCGGCTTCATCACCTTGTAGCATTCTGCAAGGCTTTTTGCGCCGTCCGTAGGGTGCATATGCTCAATGGCAGAGGTGTAAATCACAAAATCGGCAAACCCCGCCGGGATGACTTTCGACATCTCAGCAACGTTGCCCAGCTTCCAACCCACCCGGAACGGGTAGTAGGAAGTCAGATCTTTAGGTTCAAGGTTCTTTGCGGTTGCGCCGCGCATAGCCTCTTTGATGTTCGCTTTGCTGATATCTACGCCGGTATAGGATGCAATATCCTTTGCGTAGTAGCGCAGCAGCGGGAGCATCAGAGAGCGGCCGCAGCACACATCCAGCACGTTCATGCCCTTTTTCGCCATGTGGGCGGCGGCAAGGTGCTGAATATAGTTCATTACGTCCAGATTGGTGAAAAAACCGTCTCTGAACTGCATATAAAAATTCCGCATCTGGTAGGTGGTGCAGAGAATTTTTTCTCTGTCCATGCCATCCTCAACGCGGTATACGACATCTTTATCCACGCCATTTTCCTTTCGTATCAAGGTACTTCTGGTATTTGATCCACTCTTTCAGCGCATACTCTCGGCGAATCCGGTAGTCTGCGCCTATCATGCCCTTCGGGGGCCTGACCACAACCATTTCTGAGCCGTTGAAGTAGGACAAGCCGCCAAAATTGACCTGTGTAGTCCATGTGGTGCTGTCCACGCTATAAAAGCCAAAGTCAACTGCATCCTTTTTGGTGTAGCCCAGGCCGTGCACCCGCACCCCGCAGGCGTTCGCATACTGCACCAGCCGTTTGATGTAGCCGTACTCGTTGGGCTGAATGTGCTTGATTGCGAAGCCGCCGATACCAATATAGGGATAATCCCTACACAGGCGCTTGAATTCGTCAAGACCGCGGGAACGGTGCCAGACAGGAATGCTCTGCTTGCCCGTTTCGGCTTCAAGGCGGGTTCTCATGCGCTTTACCGCATCATAACCTACGATGATATCTACGTCCAACTCGAAGAAGTGTTGCACGTTGTGGCGGTTGATGAAGTCGATATACCTGCTCAGGTACCCGTCCCAATCCACTGGCTTTGATGAAGCCTCTACCCCGTGCATAAACGTGAATGCCCCGCTGTCGAGCAGGAACATCTTCCACTTCGGCATTTCCTCGACCTGCCACGGCTTGATATAGAAAAAGCTCTCCAGAACGTACTCCGGCCTGTTTTCCCGCACGATTTTCTCTGACGGGAATGTTCCCGCCAAACACAGCCTCATGTTTCAAACCATTCTCCGCAGTGCGGGCACTGGATAAGCTTAGAGCCGCTCTGTTGCGCCGTAGCGGGATGAAAAGGTGCAGGCTGTCCAGATTGCTGGCTTTCGGGGTCCGGGCCTGTATCGGTCGCTTTGGGCGGCTGTTGGGCAGGCTCCGTGAAAAACTCCTCAAAATCAGAATCGTCCACATCCCGGAGCAGACCATCAAGTTCCACTTCGCTGAAGCCAGTGCTGCTCAGATCTACATCCAGCGCCTGCAATGCATCCATTTCGGCGCGGAGTACATCATCATTCCAAGAGGATGCCTCTGCCACCTTGTTGTCTGCAATGCGGTAGGCCTTAATCTGCGCATCCGTCAGGTCATCGACCCGGATGCAGGGCACTTTGTCCATGCCCAGCCTTTTTGCGGCCTCATAGCGGGTGTGTCCGGCAATGATGGTTCCTTTCCCATCAATCAAGATGGGCACCCGGAAGCCAAACTCTTTGATGCTCTGGGCCACCGGCTCAATGGCAGCTTCGTTGTTTCTGGGGTTATTTTCATAGGGATGGATCTGTGAAATATCCTGATACACTACTTGCTGATTCATCTTTTCTCCCTTCTTTGCTTTCCCCGCTGGCGTGGCGGGACAAATTGGGGAGCGGCGGTATCTTTCCTCCTTTCCGGGCATAAAAATACCCGCCCGGTGGCGAAACCGGGCGGGTAATGCGCTATGATTAGAATTTTACGGTATTATTGTACCACTTTTGCTGTGACACGTCCATGACATCTTTTTGACATCGGACTAAGACATTTCCAGGGCGTCGATCCCAAACATCAGCATCGAGATTTTATCCACCGCTGCATCATGGTCACGGTAAACCTGCCGGGCGCTCACGTTTTCCTGCATTGCGATCTGCTCCACAGGCTTGGCGGTCTCGTCAATGTACATGGCCTTGATGATGCGCAGGCCCCGCTTCAGAGCTTCATTGTCGCTCTGGGCGCAGTAGGTTTCGTACAGGCCAAGCATTGCATCGATATGGCGAATCATGATTTTAGTGCGCCGGCAGCTGTTGCGGATGGATTCAACCGTAATGGCATTGTTCCGCTGGAGCATCATGTCCAGCAGTTCCAGTGCGGTTTCTTCCTCCTGACCATCATGTTCGCCAGCCTCGTCCGTATAGACCGCACCCGTGCAATGTTTTTTGAACATCCGGTAGTTCTTCAGGAGCAACTTCGTGTTCCGCAACCGGCGGTCACACCGGCCTGCGGCTTTACGGGCCTGCTCGGCCACAACTTCCTTTGCACCCTCGCGGGCAGCTTTGCGGGCAGTTTCTTCGATGAACGCCATCATATCTTCCGGGATAGTCATTTTGCGCATCCTCCTGTTCTACGTTGCCAAAATCCATCAATTTAGGTATAATAGAATTGCTTTTCTCGGGGGATTGCGCAAGCAGTCCTCTTTTTGTTTGCTCAAATTGCGCTCATGCGGCGGGAAATTTCACTCTGGCTCAAAACGGCCAGCGGCTGGCGGGTAATGCCGCGCTCTGCTGCCATCTTAGCCGATACGGCCTCCATTGCCCGCAGCATATCTGCCCTCTGGGCTTCTGCGGAGCCGCCGGGCAGGATATGATCTTTGCTTTCCCGCATATCGTTGATTTTGAGTTCTTCCTGCAAAGCCTGTTCCGAACAGCGGCGAAGCAGTTCCATTGCATAGGCTTCACCGTCCTGCTCTACCCATCCGATGTACTGCCGGTAGTTATCCAGCGTTTCCTGCTTCAAGCGGGCAAGCCGTTCCTTGCCGAAGCCGAAGGTCAGGTGCGTTGTTGCCGCCATAACCAGCCAGGCGATCTCTGCGCCCTCGTTCTGGGCCATGCGGAGCTGCTCTTCCCTGCGGTTGCGCGGAGCCTTGGTCTGCGGAAGCCGGACCTCAAAATCACAGATACCTTTCAAGTCCTCCCGCATGGCATCCGTTGCACTCTTGCGGTTCTCGGTCAGGATTTTTGTCCTATACCGCTGCTGAAACTCGTGCATCTCATTACAGGCCCGCTCCAAGCGTGTGGCTCCAATGCCCTCTTCCTGGTGCATAGCCACCACCATACACCAAGTGAAGATCTGCGCCGCCTTATCCCGTTCATCAGCCCGCTGCTGGCGAATGTTCTTCATCTGTTTTGCCATCTCCAATCTTTGCACCCGAAAATTTTTGCTAGGAATCTTCTCGCTTTGCCGCAGTCCCAACGGCTTTTGCACCACTGACACCGGCCATTGCACAGGAACGCCAGATGTGCTTTCATGTGCCCTCCTTTGCATTTTTGACCTTCGGTCCAGCCATGTGGCTTACAGCCCAAGACCAACCTACCATAGGCAATGCAGCCACAATCAGGATGATTCCGGCCGCATCCACGACCATCGGACTAAAGAAAATTTCACGAATCAGATTCATTAGATTCCTCCGCATTCACTATAAGTCCCGAAATTCCAGCGTTCTCTTTTGCATAGCCCACAGCTTCTTCTGCGGATACTGCCCACACATAAGATTTTTTGAGCAGTTCCTTACTCACTGGGGATCTATATTCCACTTTATACTTATGAACTATTTTCCACTGCCGGCGAGGTGCCGATGTTCCCTGCCAATACGCTGCTACCAGTTTTTGCTCTTCTACGCATACCGGGCGCAGCATTCCAAAATTGGGGTGTTCATAAGCTACTTTCTGCAAGGCTTCTTCTACGGCTTTCGGAGTGTTTTCTTCATGAATCCATGCAGAGAACATACATTTTTCTACCGTATCATTTTTTCTTGCTTCGATTGCGACCTCATAGCACGGCACCCTTATTCACTCCTTTCCTGCCCGCCGATTGAAGTACATCACCGGCGAAACGCCGCGTTCATCACAGTCCTTGTTGTTGAAACTGGCGATTGCACCGCAGTTTTTCTTATTGGTGCACCGAACGCATTTCATGCCCGTGACGCTCACGACTTCATAGGTCGGTGCACCACAGAACGGGCATTCCCGGCTTTTAGGTTCAACGTGTGCTTTCATTTTTTCTCCTCAAATCTATTGCAAAGCTCTGGGGGATCGTCAAAGGGTGGCAGATCCCAAAAATTGCAGACATATCTGCAGCACACATCGTTTTTTGCCCTTTTAAAGCGCAGATGGGCACACTTGTCACATAGTGGTGCTTTTCTTTTAGGAATTTCAGACACAATGAGCACCCCAGTTGCATAGCTCACTGCCATAATCTGAAGCCACTTCAAAATAGTTTTGAAAATCTCTAATGCGGTCACTTTTCTTTTCCTTTCTTGCAGCACCCCATGTAATACTCTGTAGGCTCCCAGTCAGAAAGAACGATTTCTCCGATTTTGTCGCACCAGCTGTCGCCCTCTCCGACGTACATACAATTGGGGCAAGCATCAGGATTGCATACCCTCTGCGGCCTGTCTTTTCGACCACAATGATGTTTCTTTGCCATCAGGATCCTCCCCTACGCACCGGCTTCTTGCCGTTCCCAGCAAACTTTTCAGGCCGTTCATCACTCATGCCGCGAGCCAGAACCAGTGCCCTCTGGTCGTTCGGCATCTGGTAGATGCAGCCAGTCGGAATGTGCATATACAGATCATTCAGCACAGCGCGGGCAATTTCTGCCGTTTCGTACTGACCCAGACGATATACCGCGCCGCCGCCCGTAGGAACCGCCTTGATTTCGTGTTCGGGGCTCACATACACGCTGGTGCACTGGGCAATGTTCGTGATGGAGTCCCATTTTTTATTCATGACGTACATTCTGCATCCTCCACATAGCACCAGCTTTGAGGCGGGCGGCAAATGGAACATCCGTCGATTTTGCAAGTCGGTGGAATCATGTAGTGATAAGACGTTTCATAGTTTTCACAACGCCAATTTCCACAAACACAATTTGATCTGCCCATTCCAAAAAAAGCCAAAACGCGAAAACTCGTCAAGGTCTCTGGGCTTGTCATAAATCTTCAGGTCAGAGATGTGCCAGCCGTAGCCATTACGACCTTGCAGATATTTTTTAACGGTTTCTTCGGTCAGGCAGGCGGCTTGAAGCAGTGCATCTGCCGGTTTATACCACCCGTCCGATGTCAAAATGTTTATGTCCATCATCGTTCCGACGTGGACGAGCTTGTCGCAGGTGAACTCGCCGATCACTCTGCTGTCCATTTTCTGCACGCCAGCCTTGGGCGACTTCATAACCCAGCCATCGTGACCGGTGCAGTAGATGTACACCTTAAACGGCGTTTCGAGCTTTGGGCAGGTCTTGCGCACTTCAACCGTTTTCATCCCGGCCCAAATCAGCTTGCACCAGTTTGGACGGACGCTCAGCAAAACAGCTTTACTCACTTTGCACCTCCCCGCCGTCCAGGTCGCCTTTGAGCTGTTCGAGCTTTTCGAGCACGATCTGCTGTACCTCTTCCGGCTTGCCGACGATCTCAACGAGCTGCGCCAGCATGATGTAAACGTCCGCGATTTCTTCCCTGACGCTCTCGTGGGCGACCTTGATCTTCGCACCGTTGCGGTAGTTGAAGGTTGTGGCCCGCTGGAGATTGCAGATTGCCTTCGTGAGCTCTGACATTTCCTTGATCGCCATCTGGAGCTGAGGGGCGGCGCCGTACCGATTGATCGCCCGCCGGATGGTATTCAGGCCATAATCAGGAATGGCCGGGATGCCTGCATCCTCGTACCATTTGAGCTTTTCCCGCAGGGTCGCATAAGCCCACAAGATCGTGTAGTGCTCTGCGATCAGTCCGTCAATGCTCTGCTTCGGGTCGTCGAAGAGGTGATCGGTCAGGCTTTCGGAGAGTTCCATATCGTTGCAGTTCAAATCGATGCTGCTGCCATGGCCCTTGACGAGCTGCCGCGCGTACTCGGTCAGCGCTATTTCAGGTTGCCGCAGCCATACCCAGCCGTCCTCGCTGACGTCAGTAAAGTTGAGGGCAGTCTGAAAATTGTTCCCCGGGTTGTCGGTCGTCAGCCTCGGAACACTCTTAATCTTTTGCTTATCCATTTGCTCACCCTTCTTTTTGAATCATCGTCATATCATAGCCGCTTTCCACAAACTTCACGCAGAGATCATGTTTGATTCCATTTCCGAGGTAAGTATAGATATCCGTCATTTCCTGCGTCGTAAAGTTCGTGCCCAGCAGTTTGTTGATGCCCTCAAAGTGAAGTTTTCTTTCCTTCGGGGAAATGCCCTTGATTGCGGTGCGTGTAAGCCACTCCAGAATTTTTGCTTTCAGCTGGGTTTCATCGGTCACATCTTCCAGTCTGAAATAGGAATTGGTTCTCTGGCTGAAAATGAGTTCGTTTTGCATATTCACAAACGACTGCGGGAATGCCGCCCGAATTTTTCCAGCCCACGGGGTATCGAAAATATTGAATTTTTCTACACTGCCCGCGGCTTCCGGCTCTTCTTTGGCAAGAAAGTCAATCGTATTTTCGACATCTGCCAGCGTGTGAATATGTCCCAGTGAACTTTCCATGCTCAGCACAGCTTTCAGCTGGTCAGCGTTAAGCGTTCTCATTTTTTCACTACCTCCTTCGGTGGCAAAGGCATCCACCCAACCACAGGAGAATCAACACGGTTGTTGTAAACATCCTCCGGATTGAAATAACGATATTCCCACCAGCCTTTGGGGATGAGATAATCGTCATGCTCTTCATCATAGGTGCCCCACTCGAAAATCTCTTCCCAGTAGAACTTGCTTTTTTCGGACAAAACAGTGCCATCTTCGTAGTGGGCCGTCGTAATCCCATATCCGCCGCAGGCTGTTTCAAACAGAATCAGCACTTCCGTCTCAACTTTCGGAGGATCCTTGTCGGGGTCGCGCCAGAAAGAAAGTAGCGCTCCTTCCTGTGCAACAGGAAGTTTCTCGACCTTTTCCCGCGCTACCCGGAGAGTCGCAGAAACAACATCATTCGCACTCGGCTTCTGAATCGTGTTATACTCCAGGCATTTCAATGCGTCCTCACGGTTGATGTACTCATCCATTGTCTTCCTCCTCATAAATGTCGAGCTTCATGTCCAGTGTGTACGGGGTGTCCACCGCGACGTCTGCGTCCGGGTCAAACTGTACGTCCAAGCTCCCATCTTTCAGCGAAATGGTGAGCACACAGTTATTGAGCTTTGCCGTAAAGCTGTCACCATCGTTCAACTTCCCATGGTCAGCCGCGTACAGCTCCAGCGCCGCTTTAATCGCTGCGTTCGACTGTTCCATCAATCCCTTTTCATTCATCTGAAATCACCTTCATCTTCACCACATTGAATTTTTCATACTCCGGGTAGCAAGCTCTAGCCATCGCCTTAGCCCGTACAGCAGCACGCTTAATGCCCTTTTCATCGACAACAACGCACGGCAGGAGTGCAGAGCCACGTTTCCCGGATGCAGCGATAAGCATCTCATACTTTGCCATCGTCTCGTCCTTTTCTCTGGTTTCGGCGGGTGCGCTTCGCTCTGGCGGTCTATATCACCATCCACGCAGCACGCCGCATAAATCAGAAGTGCAGCCATCACCGCCAGAACCACCAGCACAATCCAAAGCCACATTTTGCATCACCCTCCCAGAAGATTTTTCATCATATACCCGGCCATAGCCTGTGCATATGCCTGTTTAGGAACGTCCGCCGCACCATTCTCTTCCAGCAGCTCTTTGATGCTGTGTTCGCGTCCTGCGCCGTCAATGGCCCGAACCCTGGTACTGCCGCGATTGACCGTCACCGTTTTCTTATCGCGCGGGTGGATGCCGAACGGAAGCTGGAAACCTTTCTCAAACACCCAGAGGTGATAGCAGTCGCAGACGTCCACCAGCCGGTCCTGCGTTGGGAACACTTCGACGGCAACTCGCTTCTCGCCGAACAGGTCGTTTTTAATTTCCATCTTGACGGCCCACGGGATATCCCCGCTGCCGTCGCTCCGGCCAACGCCCTCTGCCGCCGTAATCGTGACGTGTTCGACCTTGCCCCATTCCGTGCGGAGCAAACGAGACATCACGCTGTACTTCTGGTCTTCGCTGATCCATGCCCGATCCATCTCCCTCATCCAGCCGTGATAAGGTACTCCCAGCTCTTCAGCTGCCTGTTTCGGGGTAATCGTCTCAATCCACTTCATGTTACTACTCCTTTCCAGTGCTCATGCCCATCAGCTCCGGCGTATCCACTACATTTCCAACCACCTTTGCGGTCAGAACCAGGCTTGCAAGACCATGCTCGACAAACTCCTTTCGGTTCTCCGAAAATTCCGCGTAGAAACCAATATGGCCTACGCCGTAGTCGATGTATTCGCCGTATCTTACGGCAAAAATCACATCTTTTCCGCATCGATCGTCTTTCAAAATGTCCCCCTCAAAAACAGGTACCCCGTTTCCGTCCGTCAGAGTTGTGTTCATACCGATTGTAAAAGGCTTGACCAGATGGGCGTATGCCGGCTCTTTCTCAGAATTGATGTACCAGCCCTCGCCCGGGCGACTGTTTTTCACACCTGGGGAGCGAATCAGGAATCCTTCATGCCAAACGCCATCTGCAGACTGCCCGCGAAAAGTTCTATCCTGCATCATGCTTCACCCCTTACCTTAACGGGAAGCACCAGCGCTTCATACTGCGGTTCAATCAGCTTTACAGGGGACAGCGGCCCAACTACCCATGCGCTGACTTCGTCCTCTTCCATCGACTTCAAAGCCTCGCTCAGAAATTCAAGGTTGAAGCCGATTCGCAAGGGGTCTTCCAACTTTCCGCTAAAGGAAAACTCCTCATTCATTTGCGCGATCGTGCTGCGCATTGATGCTCTGCCGGTGCCGCCGGGCTCCAGGTCCATTACCAGAACGCTCTTTTCCTTTGCGTCTGCAGACCGGGCCAGCTTGACACGACCCAGAACGCCCAGCAGTTCTTTTCTGTCAAGCGCAATTCGGGTTCCTTCATTTCTCTGGGCCACAACCTTACCATAGTCCAGGAACGGTTCCGCAATCAGGCGGGACTTCACCTCGAAATTGCTGTCACTGAAAACAGCCTTTTTCCGGTCACGCACAATTTCCACGCTACCATCCATAGAAAGCGTATCAACTGCCTTTGCCGTGGCCGCAGGAAGCGTAAAGCGAAAATCACCATCAGCTGTGCAATTGATTCTGGCAATCGCCATCCGGTATCCATCCAGCGCACAGATTTCCAGCACATCCTCGCCTTTCCGAGAGAAGCACAGGCCACGGTGCGCAGGGTGTTTTTCGTCCTTCGACACCGCATAGAGGACTTTGGAGATTGCCCAGCTTAAATCGTTGGCCCCCACGATACACCGCTTTGCATCATTGCCCGGGCCAGAAAACTCCGGGTAGTTCTCTGCCGGCGTTGTGTTCAGGCGTGCCCTGGCCGTGCCGGATTTCACGGTAAGGATTCCTTTATCGGCCTCGATGCTGATTTCCGGTGCTACCGTGCCGCTGATAAAATCAACACCGCGCGGTGGAACCACCACATCCTGCTCAACCGGCTTGGACAGACCAGCACGGACGCTCAGTTCCAGATTGGTGGCGTATGCATTGGAGCCGCTCAACAGGATTCCTGCATCATCGGTGCCCACCGCCCGAACCTCCGGCACCGCCGTGCGCAACTTGGAAAACAGCGCTCCAAGTTCGCTTCGCTCAAACTTCATCTTCCTTTTCTCCTTTCTCAAAGTGCTTCATGCTGAATTTTCCATAGCATTCAGGGCACATATAAGCCACCCGCTCCGGGTTATCGCCACGCTTTCTGCGCAGGAGCAGGGCGTACATTTCCTTCATAGGCCGGTACTTGCCGCAAACGGTGCAATGTTCCCACAGCCGCTTTTTCTGTTCCACTGTCGGGATTTTCTGCAAAAATGCCGCAGGCTTTTCCCGGCGCATATTCTCAGCGCCCACTATGCTTTCCATGTTGCTCCGCATAAACACCGGCGTACCAGCTGCATCTGCCGATGTCAGAATGTCCTGTATCCATCCAGCCTTTGGAATAACCTTTTCGGCATTTTGGCCTGTTTCCGCTCCAATAACTGCCCATTTCAGCTTTCGGAACGTTTTTGTTGCATCGCCTTCAAACGGTCCGAGAAGCGGCTCTATGGCTACGAACGTATTATACTTTTCGTTTGCCCACACGCTGTCTGACAGAATCGTTGCGGTAGAGCCGTACCAGAAATTGTTTTTCTGTGGAAGTACCCCATGGTTTGCAAGGTTCTGATATCTCACCGGGTACTGCGTCAAGAAAATGTACTGGTGCTGGGGTGCCATTTCGGCCGCAGCGAATACCTGAAGAATCCAATCTTCCGGCACCCACGGACCAAACAAGTCGCCGTCCGTGCATACCATGATGGTTGAGCCCACTTTGACCTTTTGTGGCCAATCCATGCGATACTTATGTATCGTGGGCATAAATCCGGTTGGGTTGTTCAGAAAGCGGTTATTCGTGGTTTCCCATGGAGCGTCCAGCTCAAAGAGGTTCGCTCCGACCTGCTGAACCTTCGGACGTTCTGCAAGATTTCGTCTCCAGTCGCTGGCAAAGCGTAAAGCGCTCTTTTTTGCGTAGCAATATCGGCAGTCTTTCAGACATCCTGTTACAGGATTCCATGCGTAATCCGCCAATTCGTTTTTTGTTCTGTTCACCGATAGATCCTCCCCGACTGACTGTCGATCAGGACAATGCGCTCTGCAATCTCAAACCCTGCGGCATCTGCCACATACCGCAGAACGTGAATAAGATCATGCACCCGTTTCTCGTCCTTCTGGATGTTATTTTCAGCACGCGCCCGGGTGGGGTCCGGCGCACCGCTGGGGTTGTGTCCTTTGCGGGTATCAGGCATTGCTATCTCCCTTGTCCAGAATCATATAGTACTCGTACTGGGTGCCCGGGTTGGCGTTTGGACGGCGGCGCACGATGTCAACCCGATACCCCGCTTTCAGGAGCAACCGTCCCAACTCTAAGCGTTCATCTTCCGAGAGTCCTTTTGCCTTAGACGGCGCAAGGGAAAGTTCGATTTTAGCCAACACGCTTTTCCACCTCCATCAGGTCGTGCATCAGCTCGTCAACCAGCAGCTTACCGGCATTCGCGCCTGTGCGAATAATGTTTCCGTTTTCCTTTAACTCTGCAAACTCCTGTGCACGGATTTCTTTGGACTGCTTTGCAAAAGAAATTTCCGATGCTGTCATTCGGCCTTGCACCACTTGCTGCCATTCCTCGATGAACGGCTTGGCATCTTCCAGATCTGCATACTGGTCGTTGCTATAACTGCGTTTCTGCCGAACTGTACCGCCCGGCTCCACCTCCAAGGTGTACCACGGCGTATTGGGGTCAGACTTCTTTCGTAGGAAGAAAATGTAGCTTTCCCGAACAGAAATGCGCTCAAAGTATCTGGTCCCGCGCTGGATGCAGTGGTCAAGGAACTTACTCTCCTGCAAAATGTCCTTTGCGCCCTCCGGCACCCGGATAATGTACTCCGCTCCATCGTACTCATAGATTTTACGGATCTTCTTGTAGATGTTTTCGATATGGAACTGCTTTTCCAGCTGTTCCGCTTCCCTTCTGATAGAGTGTTGCGTGCCTTTCATGGCTTCCATCCGGTGCTGTTTATTACGCTCCAGCACGAGATCATCATGCCGGCGTTTCAGGTCAAGCGGGAACATTACGCTTTCAAGCTGCATATTCATACCCGATTTCTCGGCCATATCCAAGTAGTCCGACCAATCCTGTGCAACTCTGAGAACAATGTGCCCATCGTATTTCCCGGTAACGCGCCTAGTCTGCTGGCGAAGGTACTTCAAGCTGCGTGTCATGCCGTATTTCTGCAAGGTATCGCACATTCCCATGACATCCTGAATCTGTTCGGTCATGGCAAGATGCTTGCAATCAATGGGCAGTCCCGCCTTTTTCCATGTCGCCGCCCACTTTACGCGCTCGAATGACTTTTTCTGTCCTTGAGCAACTACGGCGTTCAGTTCTTGACGGTTCAAGCCGCCAAACACCCCGTAATAGGTTTTGGAACTCAGCTTGATGCATCCAGCCGTCTTTGTTCCGTCCAGAATATCGGTCATAGCATCAAGCCAGCCTGTCTTCATCAGGCTTTCAGCCATCGGATATTTCAGTGTAGCTTCCCAGAAAATGATTTCCCAATAAAAGTTAAGGCCTTTATCCAGCTCCCGCAGCCATTCGGTGTGCATTACGCCGTGCAAGTCACGCTCCACCTTCTCCCCGTAGTCAGCAATAATCGTAGGCTGCATATAGCCGCCGGGCGCAAGCAGAGCCGCGCTCAATCTCGAGTTCTGGCACATAACGTACTTTTGTTCCGTATAATGGTTCTGCCACCGTTTTTCCCAACGCAGAATTTCTTTTCCGTCAGTCCACCAGATTCCCTCGGCGTAAATATTCATTTTTGCTTTGTGGTTGGCGAAACCAAAGTACACTGCATATTTTCGGAGCCAGACTCCGGTGCCCTGCTTTTTGCTCCAGACGAAAGTACGCTTTGCACACAGGCGCTTGGAGGAATACTGCGTGCCGCGCACATTCATCTTCTTTCCGCAGCACTTGCAGATTTCGGAACTCTTATGTTTGAGTTTCCTATCCGTGAGGGTGTATTCACCTCCGCAGCTGTCACACCGGATCTGCTGAGCGGGAATGTACTTGCCAACGCCGCCGGGCGTCACAACGAGTTTCTTTGTGTTGGTTGCCCAGAGATACACCGCATCGTAGCACTCGGTCAAAATCTGTTTTTTCAGGTCAACTTCGGCAGGTTCCGGCACTTTTTTGAACCACTTTTCAGTTTCCTCGGCCTGCTGGGCGTTTCGCTTGTCCAGCCGCTTGCGTGCACGCGCCGTAAGTGCGCCATCCACAACAGCCATCAGATTTTCCCGGTAGTCGTTGAAATAGTCATGCAGGCGTTTGGAATCTTCGCTCGTTGCTGAAACATCTGCCCAGAAGAGGACTTTACCCGCCTTTTCCCAGATTCCTTTCGGGCTAAAGTCTTTCTTGAAGTTATTTTCAGGTTTCTTGCGCAATTCGCCAATCCAGTAATCACCGCAGAACCGCCATGTGACCACGGGATTCTTGCACTTATCCCAGACTGCTACCGTCAGGGTTTTGCCCTTGATGTACCGTCCTTGGCCTTTCCCTTCAGCAACCGACACGCATAGACGGGCATCCAGATTTGGCCGCACCGGTTTCGGCGTGTACAACACCAATTCTTCAGCTTTTTTCATTCAGCACCGCCTCCAAACTTTTTGCCGTATACTTTTTCCCCTGCAAAACTTTCACTCCATCGATCTGTTGAACAATGCAAGCAAATTCGTTTTCTCCCCGGACGATGAAGCAGAGCCACTCGCCAAGTGCGCCAGCCAGTTCCTTGCCCTGACCATACGCGATGTGGAACGGTCTCTTGAAGCAATCTTCGAATTTTTCTGCCGGATGCTCAAACGCATAATTTGCGTGCATAAGAAGGAACTCGTCTTCTTTCAGCCTACGAAGCGGTACAATTTCGGTACAACTGCTTCGAGTCCGGTAGTCATCCTCATCGATATCACCGCCAGCTGCGATAGCCCAGAACTCGTTTTTCCCGTCCCAAGCATACCAGTTAAGGCAGTCCAGCGGATCCAGACAGTAATGGAAGCCCGTATTGGCGCATTTTGCCTTTTCGGTCTTGCTCACTTCGCCCGGCTGGTACTGATAGCTGCCATCGCCGAGCGTAGCAATCAGCCCCGGCTTGAATCCTTTGAATCCTAAAATCATCAGAGCCACCCATCCAAGGAAAGCTGCATATCGTCTTCCGCAGGCGTTTCCTTCTTCTTTTTTGCCGGCTTTTTCGCATCCGTTTTCTTTTCTGCTTTGGACGCAGGCTTGGTTGTGTGAGCTGGTGCCGCCTGCTTCGGAACATTGGGGGATGCATCTTCCGGTTTGACGGTGGCCGGAGCCTGCATCTCAGCTTCCGTAGGCGGTGCGCCAGTCAGTTTGATGTTCATGCTGAACGAAACCTCGGCGTTCGGAAAGTAAAACTGAACGGCGCGGCGGTATGTTTCGAGGTCGGACAGAACTTCGCCTGCGTTGTTGACAACAGCGGCGCAGCATTCGGAGAACGTGCGCTGCGTATTGCAGACGACCTCTGCGAACCGCGGCTCCTGGTCTACAAAGCCAAGCAGTGTCCGCAGAACATAACTCTTCACGCTCTTCGCGGCACGACCGCCCTTGAACAGCTTGTCCTCAGCTTCCAGCTTTGCTTTTGCTTTAGCTCGCCAATCGACGAACTCTACTGTGGTTGTGGTGTGTGTGGTGGAATCCATATTGTCCTCCTATCAGAAAAAGCTAAGCTGTCCACCCTTGCCCTCGGAGAACACCGGTTCCTGTTCCGGCGCTCTTTGCGGCTTTTTAGCGGCTTTTGGCTTTCCCGTGTTCTTTGGTTCCTCGAGTTTTTTAGGGGCTTCAGGGGATTTTTGTGGTTCGGATTTTGGCGCATCTGCAACACGCTCTTTCCTTATCGGTTGAGTGACCAGTTCCATCTGCGCCATAAAGATTCGATATTGCCAAACCGGGATCCTGAGCATCGGCGTATACCAGACGTTTCCTTTGTTAACTGGAAGCAGCCCCCTTTTGTCATAAGATACAGACGGGCTTGCAAGCGTATCACCGATGACGACATACCCCGGCATTCCAAGCAGACTCATTTGCAGATAGCACATCATGCCCACGATGTAGTCAATGTCCTGCGCCACAAACAGCACATCCGTCTGATAATTGATGCCTTTCTTTCTGCATTCGTTTGCGAACGCCACCAGCAAGGCCCCAGCGCCGCAGGTCGGATCACAGACCGCAACCCATCCCCTATCTCCGATTTTCTGCTGAAACTCTTCTGCGGGGGTCGTTACTGCGGACATGAACTCACACAGGTGGTAGGGCGTAAAGAATTGTCCTGCATGGTCGTTTCCAAGCCCCAAGCACATATACAACTCGCCAAGGAAGTCCTGTTCCGGGTTGTCCTCTAGTGCCACGACCAACAAGGCCAGCATTTCCGTAAATGCTTCCATTTCCGGCCGCGTGTATTTTCCTGCGATTGATAAGTACTGCTTCTCGCGTTCGTCAAAGTGGTTCCGATCTGTCGCATTGGACACCGCAATAGCACTCATGGTGATCCAATCGCTCCAGACCTGCCAGCGTGACCGACCATTGCTCGAAAACACTTCAAACTTTTTTACAAGTTCCTTCTGTGCTTCACCCCGGACATGGCGAACATCACTCCCCATTGGAATCGCCCCCTTTGCCCTGCGGAACATCCTGTTTTTTGAACGGTCTTCTCTTTATTCGTCCAAGGCTGTCAGTAAGACCTAGAATGTTGTTTCCGCTCGGCGTTTCTCGGTCAACCCGATTTCCTTTATTTTTGATGTGAGTTTTTTCCCACTCTGCAAACGTTGTAACATGCTGCGCCGCCGCCTGATCGAGCAGGCGCTTAGCATAGCACCATGGGTGCTTCGCTTGGTGGCGTACCGCTTCTTTCAGCGCTGCCACAATTAAGGCATCCTCAAAGCCGGCCTCGCGCAGATCCCGGAACTCCGAAGCTATATACGGAGTGACCATGCTGTCGCATTCAGCCCAGACCCAGTAGGCTTCTGGCGAATCATCCGGCGGGCCAGTAGACTTTTCCGGGGTTTCTTCGCTTCCAGAACAATCAAAACTATCATTTGGTTGTTTTGATTGTTCTGGCTTTTTGGCGTTGGAGTTTCCTTTAGGTGCTCCCCCGCTTTTTCCTGCCGCTGCACGCTTTGCCCGCGTTTCCTCCCACTTCTGGATGTTTTCATCCAGCTTCTGCTGAATCCAGCGAAAAGCCATATCGGTTGCCGGATTTTCAAACTTTGGCACATGGCCGCTTTCTGTGTAAGAAAGAATCGCGTCAAAGATTCTCCCCTTTTCTTCGAGTGGTAGGCTTTTTAACGGCTCGGCCCACTCTGTATACAGCAGGACGCTCTTTTTATCGTTTTTCACTTGACTGTTCCCCGCTTCGTAAGTTCAGAACTTTGCACAGGTGCCTATCCAGCTTGATGCCGTAGATATGGTAATCGGCGAACAAAGCCTTTTCCCTGCGGTGCGCTTCTTCGTGATGCTGCCGACAGAGGGCAATCGCATTCAGCCCCACATGGACGATAGCTTCACGATCCCGACCCATGCCGACACGGTCAACATGATGCACCTCTGCCGGGCGGTTGCAGACTGCACACCGGCGGTTTTCAAGGCACAAATACAGGTATTTTCCGATATCGTCCGTCTGGGTCAGCAGGCTATCCTTCGTCGGGACACCCCAGTGAAAACAGAACTGAATCAGGTATGTAATAAATTCTCTGGCCGTGGTCATATCGCAGTCCGAAAGGGAGAACCACTCCCGCAGGCAGCGGGAGCAGAAGTCCCATTCCAGATAGAGCCGAAGTTCTTCCGGCTCCTGCCCGGACCACAGAGAGATATCACGGATAATGGCAAAAATCTTCCGGCGCTGGTCTGCGGAAATAGCTCGTCCATCATCCAGCCGGACCTCAACCCGCCGGGGCCGTTTCTGATCCACAAACCGGCTGATATCCATATCTGGCTTCAGGACTAGCTTTCCGTCCTCCACCTTTTCAATTTTCGCCGTCACAATCATGTGTGTTCTCCTTGTCCACATGGACGTGCATCGGGACATACACGCTGTTGGCCTGCATATTCCGCGCTAAAAAATCGTTGCATTTCGCTTCTGACAGATGATTTTTAAGAACCTGCAGCTCATAGGCGTACTGCCCAGCGGCTTTCTTCTCTTCGATTTTGGCCTTTATTTCCTCGTCCTTGTAGTTGGCTTCTATCAGGTAGAGGTCATATCCAAGCGCCTGCACGCCGTTCATGTTGTTTGTGTCGGTGGCGTAAATCGCCTTTCCGGTCGGGAAGTGCACCTTGTACCCGCAGTTGGGTACATTGTGCGTCAGCATGAACGGTATCACATTGCACAGGCCATAACCGTACATCGTTCGAGGTTCCAGCACATCGATTTGACATTCTGGAACCCCTGCGGCCAGCAGTGGCGGCACCAACCAGCGGCAGCAACCAAAACGCAGTGTCGGCCGTTCTGCGGCTAGCCGTTTGATGGTTCGCTTCTGGAAGTGATCTGAGTGGATATGCGTCAGAAGCACAAGCTTCAGTTTCGGGACATACGGCTCCAACGCCTTATACGGCACGCCGCAGTCTACCAGTACAAAATCTTCCAAAATCGTGGCGTTGCCATCGCTGCCGGTGCTGATAATGTTGTACTTGACCATCAGAGTGCAGCCAAATCAACGGCTTCCTCAACGGCATCCGCTTCCGGCTCCGGCAGATTCATCGTCTTGGCTGTCCGCTCAATTTTGGGCAGCTCCTGCTCACTCTGCCCGGCATCTGCATACTCCGCAGCTTCCGGCAGCAGGCCACTGCCTGTGCTGTCCGGCATCATAACGCGCCCGTCCCGCTCATAAGCCGTGGTCATTTCGGCGGTCATGATGCCCCACTTGGAAATCAGCTGACGCAGCATCGTCTTTTTGGCCATCCCATCGAAGTCCTTATACCAAAAGCTGGAGTACTTCCACAGTTCGTCCTGCGGGATTTCACCGTTCAGCAACTTCTTATATGCTGCTGCACTGAACGCCTGACTGTACTTGTCCGCATGAGCCATCATCTGGTCTGCAGTCCAGTACAACGTTTTCTCAAAGCCGTTGATATACTCGAAGTGTGCAATGTAGCCCACCGTCGGCATCGCTGCACGCTTTTCAAAATCTTCGATAAAGTGCATCTCATGGAACCGTTCTTCAAATGGATCCCATCCGCTCAGTTCCCCGGCCTTGACCTCCAGCACATTCAGGCGCTTGTATTGACCAGTCCGCAGCGCCAACTGGATATAGCCTTTGTAGCCAAGCATAAACTGTGCCTTCACGCTTGCAGGCTCAATCACATTGCCCTGCCGGTCACGCTTCGCCTTGGACTTAAAGGGCACCAGATAGAACTGACCCAACTGGGGCGAAGGCTGCAAGAGCAGGCTTTCACCCAAAAGGGCACCTGCCAAAATCGTGCCCGGGTTGCATTC